GACCAGGAGGACCGGCTTTGTAGCGCCATGATGCCCCCGCCCCGCCGAGCGCGAGAGGAGGTGAAGCATGGACGGGGCCGGGCGGCCTCGCGAGATCCCGCTCAAGGCCAAGTACCGGGCCGGCAAGCCCAAGGGCAAGTACCGGGCCGACTACATGGGCAACTCCGGATTGAGCAGGCACAAGCACGTGCAGGTGCCCGCCATCCACGGGATCAGGCGCAAGCGACACCGCCGCAAGATATGAACGGGAGTCAGGTCCTGACGGCTTGACGGCCAGTGACCGGTCAATTACATTGAGCGAGTCCACGACAAATTCCTGATCTCAACATCTACAGGGATCGGGCAGCCGTCATGGCACGTCAGCGAGTTATGAAGTTCTCGCCATTACGAGGGCCCGCCAGGCCACACAGCAGGGGTACTAGCCGCACCGGGGAGGTACGGCACCGACCGACAGCAGAGCTACTGCCGCAAGACCCTGGCGGGCCTCAGGCCTGCCCGGCCCTGTTACACGGTGATCGTCTGGGAGGCTATGTCCCCCTGGTCGTCGTCAGAGGTCACGGTCAGCTGGACGGGGTAGCTGCCGGCCTTGCCGGGTATCTGCCAGGTCACGGTCACCCCGTTCGCCTGCGTGACGCCGTTGAACAGCCAGTCGTAACTGGTGATCGGCGCGCTCACGTCCCCGGGCTGCGATGCCGATGCGTCAAACGTCACCGTCTGGTTCTCGGCCGGGGCCGGCGGGGAGTACGTGAACGACGCCACGGGCGGGGGAATCGGGGGTCCCCCGCCAGCCGCCATATTGAGCTGCCGCTGCTGGTACTCGCTGTGCACGTCCGGCGGGACCTGCTGGTCCTGCTGCCCGGACAGCGGCCCGAACCCGGCGCTGTACCCGGTGCTGAAAGGGCTGCTCACGGCCCGTCACCCGATGACGGAGGAGATCACGGCCATGGCCGACACGGTGGCGGCGCCCTGCGCGGTGTACTGCAGCCCGATGGTGGTCGTCCCGACGCCCATCACCTGCACGAAGGTGACCTCCACGGTGGCCTGCACGGCCTGCTTGCCGCCGATCCACAGCACCTGCTCCGGCTTGGACCCGGCGGGCACGACGGTGGCGCCGCTCATGTCCAGGCCGACCTGCACCTGGTTGCCGTTGGCCATCGTGTCGATGTTCATCGACAGGACGAACTGCACCTCGGTCTCGGCGGTCTCGCTCGCCGTGTAGCTGAACGTGCCGGTGCCCGGGACCGGGGTCCAGGCGGCGTTGGCGACCAGGCTGGCCGGCCCCTGGTTGATGACGTTGGTGTACGACGGGTGCGCCCCGTTCCACAGCTCGGTGACGATCGTCCGCATGTCGGCCGGGGTGATGTCACCGGTCGTGTTGTCCGGCAGCAGCGCGAGCAGTTCATCCAGTGTCATGGTCCCGCCAGCCCTGCTCAGCTCATGAGGTAGTCGGCTACCCTCGTCACGACTTGGGGCACCGCGTCCTCCGGCTGGCCGCCGCCGTCTGCGGCGTCATCGACGGGCTCCGGCTGCTCGTCCCCGGGCAGCGCGTGCGCCTCGCCGCCAATTGCCTCACCGTCGTACACGGAGTCGTCCGGAATAGTGCTCACATATCTTCTGGGGTCAGGACGCCGGGCGCCTGACCCCGGCCAGGAAGACGTTCCAGGCACGCGGCGTGAACCGCAGCACAATCCGCTCATCATCCGGGGTGTGCTCCTGCTTGGTGTCCCGGACCTTGACCACGCCCTGATACGCCGCCTCCAGGCAGTTGCCGTTGGCATGACTGTAGCTGGACTTGTGCCAGTCACCCGCTAGCATCAAGCCGGCCGCCGGATCCGCCAGGCGATGCCAATGTCTTCGCTCACGCTATAAACCTAGCACACCGTTGCGATACTCAACATGCCGAACGCCCCACCGGATTAGGCAGGGCGTTCGATTTAAGGCTCTGACCTGCTCTAACTCTTGGTGATAGTTGCGATCCCGCGTGGGTTCAAAATCGACATGGCCACCATCTCGTCGAAGACCCAGCCCTTCCAGAACGCCTCGACCATGTGGTTCTCCTCGACGTCGAGGCTGTACAGAACCGGGAAAACTCCCAGGAAATTCGGCTCGGGGGTGAGGAAGATCTTCGCCTGCGGGACGATGATCGAGCGCTGGATCTGGAACTCGCCGAAGCTGGTGATGGTCTCGCCCGCGACCACCCGGTCCTTGAACGCCCAGCCCGTCTGGTTGATGTCCCAGCGGTAGATGTCGCGGAAGTCGAACGGGTTGATCAGCAGCCGGGCGCTGGGCAGCTCGTGCAGGTCGGTCATCGCGACCGCGCTGTAGAGCGAGCCCGGCGTCAGGTAGCCCGAGGCCTCGGTGATGTTGTGGTTCGGGGTGACCACGTGGTCCGGGCGGGTCGCGTAGTCGGTGACGGCCGCCTGCAGGATGACCAGCAGCCGGGCGTCCTCCTGCTTCAGGATCGCCTGCTTGGTCTCGTCCTGGGCCTGCTCGACCGCGTTGATCCGCAGGTAGAACAGGTCCTCCTTGCGGATCGCGGGACGGCTGGCGATGCGGAAGAACCGCACCGGGATGCGCTTGCCCTCGAACGGGGTAACCCGGACCTCGCCCTCGGTGCCGCTCAGGATGTAGGCCTGGCCCAGGTCGTCCCACACGTCGTACTCGACCGGGGTCCCGGGCGTCACCGGGTCCTCGACGAGCACGTTGCGGACGATGCCCTGGTACCGCAGCTTGAGCTGGATGGGGCCGACCATGCCGACGCCGAGACGGCGGAAGCCGTGCAGCTCGTCCGAGAGGATCAGGGCCATCTTGCGGACCTTGGCCTCGCGCGTCAGCGGCGCGGAGCGGGCCCGCCTGGCCTCGATCTGGGCAACGTAGTCGTCGCTCTTGCGGGACGCGACCCGGGGACGCAGGCCGCCGAGCGGCGCCGCCGGAGTCAGCTGCCCGTTCGCCACGGTGGCTAGCTCGGTCATCCTGGTGATCCTTTCCTGCGTTCCCGTGTGGTCAGTCGCGGCCAGCAGCCGCGAAGCTGGCCGAGGTCGCGGCCAGCATGGCCGCGCTGTACGGCTCCAGGCCGCCGATCGTGATCTTGGTGCTGGAGTTGACCTTCAGCAGCCGGGCGACCGGCGCGGAGATCGAGGTGCTGGAAGACCAGGGCACGAGCTGGCCCTGGAGAGAGGCCGCCGTCAGGCCGGTGCCGGTGCCGGTCTGGCAGGCCACGCCGATCAGGCTCGCGCCGGAGCCGTCAGTCGGGTCCGCCCAGGTGGCGGTGGGGTCGAAGGCCGGGGCGAGGATCTCGAACTCGGCATCGGGGCCGAGCACCCACACCGAGAATGCATTGATCCCGGCGTACAGCAGCTCATCGATTCCGTCGCCGCCCACGTAAAGGGCGCCCAGGCCGTAAACCGGCAGCGCCCCGGCGGTGTAGGTCGAGCCGTTGTTCGACGCGCCGGCGGCGCCGGCCATCGTGGCGCCGTTCATCTGGACGCTGTTCGCGCCCGCCAGCGTCACCAGGTCACCGCCCGTGCGGATGAAGCCCATGCCGGGCCAGACCGGCACCGCCCGGGTCCAGTTCGGGTCGAGGAACGCCGGCTTCGGCGTCGCCTGCGTCCACGCGAACAGCGGCCGGACTGTCCTTTTGATGTAATCATTCGACAAGTAGGTCCGGATCATCCCACTGTCTCCTTCGCCTCGTCCTGCCTCTTCCGGGGGCGGCCCCGCGCGGGGCAGTCCTCTGCCTCTTCCGGGGTTAGCTCAACCTCAGGTAGAAGGTGAAGGCCGGCGTGCCAGGGCCAGCTCGCGCCACCGCGTGCATGACTTGCACCGGTTCGAGGTGTCCCCGGGACGCAGGTCGGCCCGGGAGTACTTGCCGCAGTAGCTGTGGCCGTCCCCCCGCAGCAGGTGCGCCCTGCCGCCGGGCGTGACCAGCCACTCCTCCGGCTCAGTCACACGCCGCCTGCGGGCCAGGTCGCCGAGACCGCCGCCGGGGCGGCGGTGAACAGGTTCGCGATCGCCGTCTTGGACAGCAGCGCGATGTCCTGATCGGACATGTAGGCGACGTCGCCCGCCTGGTAGCGCTTGCCGGCCCCGTTGCCGGTGCCATCGGGCAGCACGACGTTGCGCAAGCCGCTCTTGATCGTCACGCTCCAGGGCATGATGGCCTCCTTCGTGTGCTAGGTTCTTTGATAGTCAGCTCGTGGCTTGGCCCGGCAGATCCCGGACAGCTCGGCTCGGAGCTGCATCGCAGGGCCGTCCAGGCGCGGCAAGTCATGGCGATGCGCGGCAAGGCGGCGCGAGGCATGGACGGCAGCCGGGGCTTGGCGAGGATCGCGAGGCACGTCCTGGCCTGGCAAGGCATGGCCGGAGAGGCAGCGCTGGGCGTGTCGAAGCTAGTCACGGCTTGGCCTGGCGCGGCGGGGCATGGCCGGAAAGGCCCGGCTGGGAGCGGCTCAGCTCGGCACGGATGGATAGCAGTGCTCGGCCAGGCAGTCCCGGCGGGGCAGGCGGTCACGGGGGCACCGCCTGCCCTAGGGAATGGCCC